TCAGACAAAATCTGGTTTATATTCTTTGTTTATCCCAATGGAATGGAACTACGAAGGATTTATTGACGAGTACGGAATTCCAGTATTCACTACTCCTAACGTCGATGTGTTTGCCCCAGACGGTGAATTAATAGATATAGGTGTAATAGATAATTGGCAGAATGAAGCTGATGGTTTAAAAGACGATCAAGATGCTTTAAACGAGTTTTACAGACAGTTTCCACGTACTGAAGAACATGCGTTTAGAGATGAAACAAAAAACTCTATTTTTAATTTAGTAAAAATATACGAACAGATAGATTATAATGAAGAGATGTATAGATCTCTTGGTGTAACAGTTGGTAACTTTCAATGGGTAAACGGTGTTAAAGATTCACAAGTAATATTTTATCCAGATCCAAAAGGTAGGTTTAAAGTTAGTTGGGTACCACCTCAACATTTACAAAATAGAGTAATAATTAAAAATGGTATTAAATATCCTGGTAATGAACACATGGGAGCGTTTGGTTGTGACTCTTATGATATATCAGGAACCGTAGATGGAGAAGGATCTAAAGGAGCATTACACGGCTTAACCAAGTTTAGTATGGAGGACGCTCCTGCGAATTGCTTTTTTTTAGAATACTTATCAAGACCACCTACGGCAGAAATATTTTTTGAAGATGTTTTAATGGCACTAATATTTTATAGCATGCCAATACTTGCAGAAAATAATAAACCCCGTTTGCTGTACTATTTAAGGCGTAGAGGCTATAGAGGTTTTAGCATGAACAGACCTGATAAAATTTGGAACAAACTATCAACAGCTGAAAAAGAAGTAGGTGGTATACCAAACTCAAGTGAAGATATAAAACAAGCACATGCTGCTGCAATTGAGATGTATATTCAAGATCATGTAGGCATGAAGCAAGATGGAACTTTTGGCAATTTATATTTTAATGATTTATTAAATGATTGGGCCAAATTTGATATAAATAAAAGAACAAAGTTTGACGCATCAATAAGTAGTGGTTTAGCTATAATGGCTAACAATAGACATTTATATACGCCAAACGCAAAAGTAGAAAAACCTAAACTAAATATAAATATTTCCAGATATAACAACGCTGGAACTAATTCAAGAATAATAAAATAACATGGCATATTCTAGTAAAAGTTATTTTCCAAGTCAAACAGTAAGTGATGCTGAAAAGTTAAGCTATGATTATGGTTTAAAAGTAGCAAAAGCTATAGAAACAGAGTGGTTTAATAGTGATAGAAGTATTAATAAGTATAAATCAAATCACAATGATTACCACAGTTTAAGGCTATATGCTAGAGGCGAACAGTCAATACAAAAGTATAAGGATGAGTTATCTATAAATGGTGATTTGTCCTATTTAAATTTAGACTGGAAACCTGTACCAATAATATCTAAATTTGTTGATATAGTTGTAAATGGTATTGCAGAAAGAACTTATAATGTAAAAGCTTTTGCACAAGACTCTTCTTCTGTTAAAGAAAGAACAGACTACATGCAAAACATATTAGATGATATGGATGGAAAAGCGTTTATTCAACAAGCTGCTGCTTTTGGTATTAACGCTTCAAAAAGTGGTATGAACCAAGAAACTTTACCAGAAAACAAAGAAGAAGTGCAATTACATATGCAACTTGATTATAAGCAAGCTATAGAAATAGCAGAAGAACAGGCTTTAAACACTTTGTTTGAAGGTAACAATTATGAATTAACTAAAAAACGTTTTTATTATGATTTAACAGTACTTGGTATTGGTGCTGTAAAAACAGATTTTACAACTTCAGAAGGTGTTACGATTAAATATGTAGATCCAGCTCATTTAGTTTATTCTTATACAGACTCACCTTATTTTGATGATATATATTATGCTGGTGAAGTTAAAACTATACCTGTAAATGAATTGGCTAAACAATTTCCTCATTTAACAGAAGCAGATCTTGAAGATATAATGAATAACAAAAATTATAATAGAAATAATTATACAACAAGGTATAGTGTAGAAAAAGAAGATAATAATACTATTCAAGTTTTATATTTTAATTATAAAACTTATATGAACGAGGTTTATAAAGTAAAAGAAACTGGTACTGGTGCCGAAAAAATAATACCTAAAGACGATACTTTTAATCCTCCTGAAAATAAAGAAGGTGGTTATTCTAGACTTTTAAGATCAATAGAAATGTTATACGAAGGAGCTATAATATTAGGTACAGATAAATTGTTAAAATGGCAAGTAGCAAGTAATATGCTAAGACCTAAAAGTGATTATACTAAAGTTAAAATGAACTATGCTATTGTAGCGCCACGTATGTATGATGGTAGAATAGACTCTCTTGTAAAACGTATAACAGGTTTTGCAGACATGATACAACTTACTCACTTAAAACTACAACAAGTGATGTCACGTATGGTACCAGATGGTGTTTATTTAGATGCTGATGGTTTAGCTGAAATAGACTTAGGTAATGGTACTAATTATAATCCACAAGAAGCGCTTAATATGTTTTTTCAAACAGGTAGCGTTATAGGTAGATCGTTTACAAGTGATGGTGATATGAATCCTGGTAAAGTACCAATACAAGAAATAACAAGCGGTAGTGGTGGTAATAAAATGCAAGCGCTTATAGGTAATTACAACTATTACTTGCAAATGATAAGAGATGTAACAGGACTTAACGAAGCTAGAGACGGTAGTATGCCAGATAAAAACGCTTTAGTAGGTGTACAAAAGTTAGCAGCAGCTAATAGTAATACAGCAACAAGACATATACTTCAAGCTGGTTTATTTTTAACATCTGAAATAGCAGAGTGTTTATCTCTTAGAATATCAGATATTATTGAATACTCTCCAACTAAAGATGCTTTTATACAAGCAATTGGTGTTCACAATGTTGGAACTTTAGAAGAAATTAAAAGCTTACACTTACATGACTTTGGTATATTTATAGAACTACAACCAGATGCAGAAGAAAAAGCTATGCTTGAAAACAATATTCAAATGGCTTTACAAAAACAAAGTATAGAGCTAGAAGACGCCATAGATATTAGAGAAGTTAGAAATTTAAAACTTGCTAATCAACTGTTAAAATCAAGGCGTAAAAGAAAATTAAAGAAAGACCAAGAGATGCAGCAGCAAAATATGCAACAACAAGCTCAATTAAACAATCAATCTGCTCAAGCAGCTACTCAATCTGAATTACAAAAAAACCAAGTAAATGCTCAAACAGAAATGCAGTTAGAACAAGCAAAATCGCAATTAAGGTTTGAAGAAAAAAAGCAAGATATGGAGTTTAAAAAACAGCTAATGGAATTAGAGTTTCAATACAACATGCAGTTAAAAAACATGGAAACTCAAAACTTGTCTGATAGAGAAAAAACTAAAGAAGATCGTAAAGACAAAAGAACTAAACTACAAGCTTCACAACAAAGCGAATTAATTGAACAAAGAAAAGGAGGTGGAGTGCCTAAAAACTTTGACTCTGCAAGTAATGATATACTTAGTAGTGATTTCAATTTAAACGCTTTTGAACCTATGTAAAATTTATTAATTATTATTATATTATATTATGGAAGAAAAAAATGAAAACGTAGTTGAAGAAACTACACAAGAAAACGTTACTAAAGTTAAAATTAAAAATATTAAAGAAGAAGATAACGTTACAAAAGTAAACTTAGATAAACCAGTAAAACCAGTAGAAGAAAATGAAACTAAAGAAAATAACGCTGACAACAGCGGAGTGGTTGCAGAGTCTAAAGACACCGAGCCCACAGAAAAACAAGAAGAAGTACAGCCGAAAGACGAAGCACAAGAGTCGGTACTAGAAGAAGTTACTGAAAACGTAGAAGAAATAGCTACAGAGGCTGAGACTGCTATAAAGGAAAATTTAGAAACAGGTAAACCTCTTCCTGAAAATATTCAAAAGTTAGTTGACTTTATAGAAGAGACTGGTGGTGATTTAAATGATTACGTCAAACTTAATCAAGATTACTCTAACTTAGACGATGTTTCTTTATTAAAGGAATATTACAAACAAACTAAAAAACACTTAGATAGTGAAGAAATAAATTTTCTTATTGAAGATCAGTTTTCTTACGACGAAGAAAATGATGAAGAAAAAGATATTAAAAGAAAAAAATTAGCGTTAAAAGAGCAAGTTGCCAGCGCTAAAAGCCACTTAGACGGGCAAAAGTCTAAATACTATGAAGAAATCAAAGCTGGTTCAAAGCTTACGCCTGAACAACAAAAAGCTTGGGATTTTTTTAATAGATACAACAAAGAATCAGAAGTAAATAAACAAGCGTTAGAAAATAACACTAAAATCTTTACACAAAAAACTAATGAAGTTTTTAATGACAAGTTCAAAGGTTTTGAATATAATGTCGGTGATAAAAGATATAGGTTTAAAGTTAACAATGTTAATGAGACTAAAAACACTCAAAGCGATATTAATAATTTTGTCAAAAAGTTTTTGAATAAAAATAATGAAATGTCAGACGCAGTGGGTTATCACAAGTCTCTTTACACAGCAATGAATGCTGATGCAATTGCAAAGCATTTTTACGAACAAGGTAAAGCTGATGCTATGAAAGATAGCGTTGCTAAATCTAAAAACGTCAGTATGAGTCCAAGACAAAATCATGGAACAGTTGAAGCTGGTGGAATAAAAGTAAGGGTGTTAGGTGATAATTCTTCTGATTTTAAGTTTAAAATTAAAAACAATAAATAACATTTAAAATTACAAAATTATGGCAATTACTGCAGGAGATAATTTGAATAGCGTTCCTTCGGCAACGAAACAAACGTTATCAGATAATTATTTAGATTTGGCTAACAGCTCAAATGCTGGTTGGTCACAACAATATGTGCCAGACTTGATGGAAAAAGAAGCTGAGGTTTTTGGACCTCGTACAATTTCTGGTTTCCTTGCTCAAGTTGGTGCAGAAGAGGCTATGACGGCTGATCAAGTCGTTTGGTCTGAACAAGGTAGATTACACTTGTCTTATACTGGTCACATTACTAATGCAACTCAACAAGCTGACAACAGTAACGAAGAGGGTGGTACAATTCAAATTGATTCTGATATTGATGGAAACGCAATAGGTACATCTGGCGTTGATCATGGTATTAGAGTTAACGATATGGTTTTAATCGCTGATGCGAGTACTACTGCTCAAGGTATTGTTACCGCTGTTGATGAAGACGATATTAATATCGCTTTATATAATGCTGGAAACTCTACTGCTACTTTAGCAAACGTTGGTTTAGCTGCTGATGCAACAGAAGATTCTTGTACTATATTAGTTTATGGTTCTGAATTTAAGAAAGGTGATAACTACAATGGTAGTACTTCACGTCAAGCTAACACACCTCAGTTTAAAACTTTTCAAAACAAACCAATTATAATGAAAGATTACTACGAAGTATCAGGTTCTGATTCTTCTAAAATTGGTTGGGTTGAAATTTCTACTGAGTCTGGACAAGGTGGTTACTTATGGTACTTAAAAGCTGAGTCTGATACAAGAGCTCGTTTTACTGATTACATTGAAATGGCAATGCTTGAGTCTATTAAAACTACAGCTGCTAACTCTAAAGTAGACGCGTTCTTAGGAACTGATGGTACTACTTTAACTGGTACTGAAGGTTTATTTGCTGCTATTGAAGATAGAGGTAATGTAACTACTGGTGTTACTGGTGTTAACCCAGCTACTGATTTAGCTGAGTTTGATGCTATTTTAGCTGAGTTTGA